GGTAGTAATAAATCCAGAATCATTTGTCAAGTCAGAAGTTTTAGATGGGATGTTTGGTTTATTGGTAAGATCGTTATAATCTCCACTAAACGAACTAGCTCCAGCACCAATATTACTTCTAACCTGTCCTTTCTGATCTTCTGTTAATTCTTGTGGTAAATAACTAACATAATCAGTAGGAATGTTTGGTTTATTAGAAAGATCATCATAATCTCCCGTAGTAGCAACCATAGAGAGATTAGGCTTATGTGTTAGATCATTATAATTACCAGAGAAGTCAGATTTATTATCCCAATTAGTAATATCCTGACTTGTGATATTAGCGGAAGGACTAGCACTAAAAACAGGATCAACCTCAGTGCTAATATAACCGCTATCATTTGTCAAGTCAGAAGTTTTAGATGGGATGTTTGGTTTATCTTCAATATCACTCCAATTTATGTGCTCAAGTTTATTTTTTAGAGCCGTAGTAAAATCTTCTGTGCTTAATCCTTTACCCTCAACTTTATCTACCTTTAATTCCATCTCTACTTCCAGGTTATTAAGTCTGGATATAGTGGATTGATCTAAGGCAGGAATATAGTCTAGGTCGTTAAAAGGAGTAAAACCATCACCAACTTTAATTCCTCCAGTATCTATGACATAAGCAGCTTCAGCAACACTTAAGACAGGATTAGCATCTTCCCAGTTCTCTAAGGTATCGTATCTTAATTGTATTTTGTAATATGTCATTTTATTCAAATACTTTTTCTACTACGGCATCTACTAAAGAATCGTAATAGAGGTTAATTTTATCTTGAATTTGGTTATATAATCCATCTCCTTCTGCTCTCTTTAATGTCATATCAACAAGAGGTACAGGTTTAATTCCATCTCTTTTTATAGCACGTCCAACTAAGAAAGCAGCCTGATCTAAAGTTATGTCAGGTATATTCTTTCTAATCTTCGGTACTAATTTCTTAATTCTAACCCATTCTTTTATAGCATCAACAGGAGGGAAGGAACCAGGATTACGACCATATTCTATGAATTGTGCTTCATCAGGTAAATTAATTTCTAACTGGTATACATCGTTTAACTCTGTAAAATAGAAAGATTTACCCTCTAAAGTAGCTCTGTATAATCTTCCGGTAGCTATCTTATCTTTTTGAAGGATATAGGAACGATAAATTGCTGCTATATCATTTGCTATATCATTGAGAGCTACTAGAAGATCGTGTTTGTTTGTTATTTCTTTCATAAGCTAGATAAAGGGGAGGAGCACAGAGGTTTATTGAGCTCTGGATCTTACTCCTATTAAAGGCTACGCTCTACTCCCCTTGTTATTATTAATCTAAATAATCATCCAGCTCATCATCAGGCATTTCAACAAGATTAGCTAAACACTCTATAGAAAAGCCTTGTAATTCTCCATCCTTAACTCTATCCCATACTTCCTCATTCATAACTTTAAAAGCTACAAATAGAGTACCATCAGGGAGATCTTCATAATACCTAGGAACTATACCTAAGTCTGAATTTTTTATCAGGAAGGAGATCATTATAATATCATTCTCGGGAGTATCGTTATGTTGAAGATTTACCGAGTTCCAGAGATTTTGTTTAGAGTATTTTATAACCATTGACTCTATAATATCTCTACCAAAACAAACATAATATTCCTTATCACCATCTTTTCTGTAGATTGGTTTATCTGGAATTATGGCTGGTCCGAAGATGATGTGTTGGTCATAATCTTGTCTAAACTTATAATCTTTTTTGAACTTTAGGAAATTTCTCTCAACAGCCGGATCATCAACCAGACTAATTGCAGACATTCCTAACTCTTCATCATCTATCCCAATATAATAAAGTGGTAAGTTATTATAAGTCATATTTTAAAACGTATTATCTTCTACCATAGCCCTAACTGAATTATGAGCTTCTTGTAGATCGGATTCATAAACAACTACTCTTATATCTCCAGCTGCCATATCATTATCTCTTAGTTCTTGATAATCGGAAGCTGTAGTAGTCTGTCGTACATTAGAAATATTTGTAGTAAGATAAGATACAGAAGCATTAGAACTTGGAGTGGCATTCTTAGATACTTCAGTGTTAGCAATCTGATTAGCCGTAGCAATACCAGTAGCTATAACCGAAGCAGCAGCAATACCACCAGCGATTAAGTTATAAGGAGCGGGGAAAGCCGAGAGATTAGACACAAAAGCAGATATAGAACCGGCAAGAGTATCTATAATAACCTGTGCATATTTCAAAGCTTTCCATTGTGTAGTTCCTTCTTCTAGTGTATCAGCAACAGAACCGAGGATAGAAGATATAGAGCCAGTAATATTTTGAAGGAATTTATAGTAGAGATTATTTACTATCTTCTTCTTATCTGCCTCATTCTTAGCTATCTTTATTCTTACATCAGCCTGTTCCTCTTCATTCAAGGTTATCTGAGATTCAAGTTCAGTCTTTTTCTCTAGATAATCTTGATATGCTATTAACTTATTATCGAGTTGGTATTGGAGATTTTCTAGTTCCTGTTGATAGATTTGATTCTGTAATTCTAGTTGTGCTTGTTCATGTTCAAGTTCTATATTTTCTTGATCACTTTCATTCCACCAACCAGAAACAGGCTCATACCAAGAAGGATCAGGTTTCATATACTCTCGTCTCTTCTCTAGGTATTCAAGTTCTATCTCAAGGTTTTCTAGTGTATTATCTATGTTATCATTACTTATTTTAGAATTAAGTTCGATTTCATGTCTATACTTTCTCAATTCCTCGTTAACAGAAGACCAGGAGAGTTTTAATTGAGCTATTTGACTTTTTAGGGAATCCATAGTAGCTCTTTCCTGAGAATCAAAATCTTCTAATTCCTGTTCTAATTGTTTCTTAGTTATTTCCTGATTTCTTAGTCTTTGATTTAATTCGTTTTCTAATGATTTTCTACGCTTATCCCTAGAATCATCAACAGCTTTCATTTGATCCTGGTAAGTTTTAAGAATTTTGGTAATCTTTCTTAATTCTTCTTCATACTCACCAATTTTTGTACGATTAGGATCCCATGTTCTAGCTTGTTGTTCTTGCCAGATTGTATAATTAGTGTTTATTAATTGTCTTAAATGTTCAAAATAGGAGATATCAAGTTTTAATCTAGCATCGAGTAGAGCTCTTTCAGTAGTTATAGATTTTTGTATTCTTGCTCGTCTCTCACTTACTTCATCTACTACATTATCTAGAGTATTTTTCCATATTTGATCTTGAACTTTAGAAACTTGATCACCAGCATCTTTTACTGCATCTGATAATTCTTTACACTCTTTCTTTAATCTAGACATCTTAACAAAAGCCCAAGAACTAGTATTACCCATTTCTTCTACTTTCTTAGAATAATTGGATAAAGCTTTTTCATAAGCCTCATAAGCATCATCTAGTTTCTGTGATAATAATTCAGCTTTTAGTACTCTTAATTGTGCTGCAGTGTCTCCATAAGCTTTTCTAAGACGTACTTGAAAATCTATAACATCATCCCAACCGTCATTAGCCTTTATAGCTTGATCTGTTTCTGTTCTTAGATTTTTTACTTCCTGAGATACTTTAGTCATTCTCTTAATTATATCTGGAAGCATAGCTAAGAGAGCACCTAAAGCAACTACAAGAGCACCAATACCTGTAGCAAGAAGAGCTTTAGAAAAATTAGTAGTAGCAATAGTAGCAGCTTTAGTATAGACAGTAGATAATTTAATAGCTTCACCTAGTTTCTTAAAAGCGATTACACCTTTTTCAACAGCTACAATACCAGAAGTCATAGCCATTAGAGATTGTAGGGTTTTGATTACTTTTATATCATCACCCATTTCAACCCCAAGAAGAGAAAATCCGGCAGTAAGAGTTTGTAAAGCACCTGAGGCACCTGCAGCGAGATCAGTTATATTTCTTAGAGTTTCCTTATTTTGTTTCTCTACTATTTTATCTGTTTTCTCTGCAAATTCTTCTCTAATTTTCTGTCTTTGTTCTTCTGCGTATTGAGTTATTTCAGTTCTAGCACCTTCATAATCTCCGTATTTAGATAGCCACTCTTGTTCTTGTCTATCAATTTGTGCTATAGCTAATTCTTCTTGTGATAATCTAGAATCTGAAATTTGTTGATATACATTATTCCATTCTTCAGCTAAACTATTAAGAGCACTAGTTTCTTGAGCTTTATATTTTTCTTCTATAGATTGTCTTTGTTGAACACCCCATGAAGTAATTTGAGCTCTTCTACTCTCATAATCTTTAGCTGTTTTATCTAGGTTATCAAGATATTTTTTCTCAAGATCAGTTATTTGTTGTAATTCTCTGTCTTTTTCAGATAGATTTCTTGTAGTAAATTCCTTCCAAATTCTAGCTCTTTCTTCAGCTAATCTTTGTTCAGCAGCTTTTTGAGAATCTAATGCAGCTTGTCGTATTTGTTCTTCTCTTTCTGCTTCTGCCTTAGCTTGTTCTTCTTGTTTTTGTAGGAATTCTTGTCTAGCTTGTTCTACTTTATCTATTTGTTCTTTAAATGAATTTTCGATATTAGGAATAATAGCTAGATCTTTTTCAGACCCAGAAGACTTAAGAGTATTAATAAGTTCATTCTTTTTCTTTTCTAGGTCTTCTTTCTGTCTATCAAAAGTATCTAAAGAATTACGTCTCCATTCTTCTTGTATTCTTTGTAATTCTCGGTAAGCTTCATCTGCTGCTATAATTCTTTCTTCTTGAGCTTTTCTTTCTTGAGCAGCAGCATATTCAGCAGTACCAACAGTTTTTTCTTTTTCTTCTCTTATTTTCTTCTCTTCGGCCTCTACAACTCTTGCTTGTTCTTGTTCAGCTTCTGTTATAATACCAGAGAGTTCAGAAATACGATCACTGACATCTTGATACTGTTGTCTTAGATTATCAGCATTATCACCTTTCCTTAGTTTCTCTCCTAAGCTAGCCTGATCATTAAGAGCTTGATTTAATTCATTCTGAGTCTTTATGAGATCGTTTATTTGTTGTCTTCTAGAACTCAGTAAACCACCCCACATTTTAGACCCAGATTCTACGTGCTCAAGTTCTCTATCACTTAATGTACCTAGAGCTTTTAATTGATCATTATAAGCTGTTTCAATTTCTCTTACTTTAGCTTTTTGTTCGTCGTAAGATTTCTGGATTTTCTGATGTGCAGCTTCTCTTTTCTTTATCTCAGCATCTATATCAGCTAATCTTTGTTGCTGTATTTCTTTCTCTTTTGTTGCAGCTTCTTGGACTTGTTTTGTTTGCTCTTTTAATGCATTACCAACTTTCTTAATCTTATCTATAACATGATCAAGAGTAGCTCCGGCATAATCATCAACAGAGTCTTTTATTCTTTCCCAAGCTGCTACACCATCATCTCCAAGTTGTTTCCAGGCTGATTTAATACGGGAGTTATAGATAGATTCATTCCAGTTCTTAGCCAGTGAAAATCCATCTTGAACTTCTTGCCATGCTCCTCTAAAATCTCCCTTTATAAGATTGATGAGACTTTTAAATGGAGATATTAAAGCTTTTCCTGCTGTAGTGGCGAAAGCTCTAACTTTAGCTGCAAAACTATCTAACTCTTCTGATGTAAATCCTAAAACAGATCCCCATTCTCTCCAAGCACTGACAATATTTACTATAGCTCCTACATAATTCTTAGAAGCTATATCTGCCAAAGCTCTTGATGTGGATCCTGCTATTGTCTCAAAATTCTTAAAACCTTGGGAACCATCAGAGAAAGATTTAGTTAGATTACTTACATTATCTATCATCCCCTTGAAACTCTGAGCAGCTTTTATTGCTTTCTCAGTAGCGTCTTGGATGGTAGAGTTAAAGTTGTTAGTTTCGTGTGTTAATTGTGTAGTAGAACTTGATTGTGTTTGTAAAGCTCTACTAACATTTTGGGATTCTCTTTCGTAATTGAGAAGTTTATTAGAAAGGTCATTGTATCTATTTCCAAGATTTTCTGTATCTTCGCCTAAACTCTCCTGACTATTTTCAAGAGTAGACATCTGATCTTTAACCTGTCGTAGTTCTCTTTCAAGATCACTAATAGAAGATATGGCCTCTCTAGTATCAATTTGTATGTCTATTTTTTTCATTGTTTAGTGAGTCTTTTTATATTTTTTCAACTGTTCCTCTTCAGCTTTCATTCTGATTATCTCGTAGGAAACTAAATAGAAAACCTGGACTACACTTTCCTTGAGGACATCACTAAACTTTTCATTAGTTATCTTACAGTAAGTTAGGATAAAGGGTATGATTCCAAACTTCTGCAAAGGGTTTCTATTTGTTTCTCCAGGTCTGTGTATTGGTTCTTGTCCATCTTCTTCTTCGCTTTCTTCAGGAGTCTCTTCAAATAAAACTGGATAAGCTTTGTATATTTGAGAGACAAGCTTCCAAAAAAACCGACAATAGAATTTACAGAAGTCATTGGAAGAGAGAGCATATCCTTTTTTGTATCATCTATAGTATAACCTTCACAATACGTATGTCCTTCAGGTATCATAACAACAGAGAGAAAATCAGTTAAGTCCTTCTCTTCTTTGGTGTTATAATTAGTCCAGTCATTAAATTGTCCGGCCGTAAATGCTGAAGGGTTAATGTCAAGTTTATATATAGTTCCGTTCACTTTATAATCAAGCTGGAGTTTAGTCTCAGGAATAGGCTCCGCAAGAAACGTTAGAGACTGTGCATAAGCTTGAAATTCATTGAACGGGATATTTTTAGCATCACAGTCATAAAGATAAGAGATATATTTACAAGATAACTCAAATTCATTATCTTTACTATTCTCTTTTGCTATTTTCTCTATTTCCTGCATCTGTCCTAGGGTTATATCTTTCCAACCCTCATATATTTTAATTTCTTTTTTCATAATTAATCTTTATATTTCCATAGATAACCTCCGGCAGATTTATATTTTCCTGAACAACACCTAGAAATATTTTGTCTATATATTCCTGTTATTCTTTCCGCTTCAACTCCAGATTCATATTCAGAAATAAAATTTCCTTTAAGATCTAATTGTAAAATAGGAATACTACGACTTTCAGATACTTTTTTATTTCTACTTCCGTAGTTGGCATTATACTGAGACGTACACCATTCAAGGTTATCTACTGTGTTATTAGTTTTATCTTCGTCTCTATGGTTTACTTGAGGATAGTTATTGGGATTAGAAAGAAAAGATTGAGCTACTAATCTATGAATTAGTTTTACTTCGTGTTTCCCATTACTAGCCAAATATACTTCAAGATATCCAGAAGTACATTTCCAAGGTTTCAATATTCTTCCAGTTTTCTTATTTCTAACCCTTCCTTGATCACTAACCTCATAATTTTCATAATCTTTAATATCTTTCCATTCCTCAGATAACAACATAATTTCCTGTTTTTAAATTCCATACAGCCAAAGCATTAGATATAATAATGTCATCGTGCGTACCGTTTTTTCCATTATAAGTTATCTTTCCTGTGGCTGTACTTTCTATCTCATATCCACTTAGTTGTAGAGATTGTTCTGTATCTGGGATTAAAGAGATAGTACCGTTTTGTATTTCTAACTGTAAATTCTCTATAATCTTCCTCTTTGTTTCATTTGTAGTAGTAAATCCCTTAAGAGAAACTCCGTAATGAGATCCTAGTTTTTCGGCTAAGAGATCATAAAAAATCCTACCAATACTATTCATCTCAACTACCACATTCACAGCTTGACCTCTTCTTTTTGTAGGATAATATTTTTGTAAGTTTTGTTCTATTATTTCTATTTGTTCTTGAGGAGATAGATCATTAAAATAGAAAACATCAACCTGTTCCTTCTTATCATTAAATATAGAAACAGCAGTATAGTCATTCCCAGATCCAGATCCCCAGTCAATTCCAACACTATATATTCCTGTCATTTCTGGAGACTCATTATATAGTTTAGCGAAGTCTTTAAATACAGTACCAGATTCTTCTATAAATTCTCCTAAATACTCTGATTGAAATACTGTTGGAGCTAAGGATAAACGATAAGCCTCTAATTGTTCTGGAGATAATAACATAGAAGTATCATAATCATTGAAATCTACTAAGTAAACTCCAGGAAAATGTTGTAAAGCTCTAGAATACCAATCCCAATAAACTCCGCTCTTAAATTTAGGCGTTGAGAATAGGAGGATATTAGACTTAGGAACATTACAATAAGGGAAACATAATTCTTCTATGTATTGTCCTAAGAAAGCTACCTCATCTAAAGCTAAGAGACCAGTACAAGTATAACCTCTTAAATTTTCTCTTTGTTCTCCAGACTTAAAATAAATTATAGAACCATTAAAAAATTCAATCTCTAAGAAAGAAGCGTTAGCAGAGGTTATGATTCCTTTGGCAGACCTCAACATATTAACACAGTCTTTAAAACATTTCCGGCATTGATTATTAGTAGGCTCAACTAGGAAAGATTTAGATCCAGGTTTATTAATGGCTTCTCGTAGTAGTAATAATAGGATAAGTAAAGTTTTTCCTTTCTGTCTTGAACTCTTTACTACAACTTTAATATTTTCATTAGGGTGTTCATCTAGGATCTTAACAACGGCTTTCTGATGATCAAAAAGAGGAGGAGTTTTAATAATCGTCTTACTCATGCTTCGCTAATCCTCTCATGTTAATTCTATTTTAAGCTCTGTGTCTGTCTTAGTAATAGAGGCAGAGATCTTTTTATCGATCATCTTATTCAACTGTTCTATAGCCAGTAATTGTCCTCTAAGATCATTATTCGTCTTACAATCTCTATAGACATCTACACACCTCTGAACATTATTATATCTTTGAAGTGTGAGAAATTTATTTGTAGTATTATCAAGTTCCTCAAAAAACTCATCTAGGAATGTCTCTATCTCTTCTTGCTTAACTTTTTTACCTAACAAGAAGAACCGAAGAGACTCAACGTTGCAAGTAGGAAGTTTAATGAGTTGTAGCATTTCTTCCTTTAATTCGTTTTTCTTCTTGTTCGTCATGGCTTTTATTTTTTGGATTTCTTTCCAGCCTTTTTCTTCGAGCCTTTATTTTCAGTGAGGTCAATTTCATCATCATTAGCCTTAACAGCATCATAAACTTCTTTCATTTCTTCCTCACTAACTTCAGGCTCGGGTTCTTCAGGCTGGTTTTCTCTCATTAACACCTCAGCTTTTAATTCCTCTACGGTTGGCATGAGAGGTTGTTCAGTGTAATTAAAATAAGCCTCCCCTAATTCATAACAAAAGTCATATACGCACTGACCACAATTTGAACTTGGTCTAGGTTTTTGGGGAAAGGTTCTCTCATATATCTCCTTTAAAACCTGAGCATTATAATTAGAGACGCCAACTAAATAGTGGCCTTTATATGCGCAGGTTAGAATATAAAGGAGTGTTTGATTATTTTTGATTTTATCGTGATCTTCTTGTTTCATATTAGTTTAGTTTTTGGTTTATCCACATCATAATTCTACTACCTATACCATCAAGAATAAATAGTAAATCGTTTATCCTTGGGTGTAAGAAAGCTAGTAGAAAATTATAGAAGTAGAGATAAATATTTCCTGGCTCAATACAGAGAATTAAAATTAGGCAAATCCAAAAACTCATACACAAATCGCAGGTGAATGGTTTAAAGCTCCATTTCTCATTATAATTCCCTGTAAGATATTTTGCTATATTTCCCTTGATGATGTTGATGAAGTCAGAGATGTTATAAACAAACCCCAGCACAACATTAACAAGGAACAATAATAAATAAATGTTCATAATATATAGGATAAATAAAGAGTGAGGATTAATTTAGTTTTCTCACTTTATCAATCTCACTCTTCTTATTAATTTTAGTTTTTAAATCTCCAGATAAAACCTCCAGCTGTCTTAACCTTTCCTAAACAACACCTAGAAATATTTTGTTGATATATTCCTAGTTCTTCATATACTTTTGATGCACTAGGCCATTCTTTTATTAAATTCCCTAGGCGATCAAATTGAAGAACTGGCTTAGAATGACTATAATTATTGTTGTATTTATTATCACACCATTCTAAATTTTCTACAGTGTTATTAGTTTTATCTTCATCGCGGTGGTTAATTTGAGGAAGGTTAGTTGGGTTGGGAATAAAAGCATAACCGACTAATCTGTGTATAGATTCCATTTTCCCTGTTCCATTTTTAGAAAGACTTACTCGAAGATATCCATTCCTAGTTTTTACAGGCCTTAATATCTTCCCATTTCTTCTAACTCTTCCTAAATCACTTACTTCATATAATCCTTCATAACCAACTACATCAACCCAACTCTCAATCATATCTTACCTCCATTCCATCTACGTTTTTGTCCTTGGATTCGGTTAAGATGTGAAAGTGGATTATCGAAGTTTTCTCGTTTAGTAGTCCAGCTCAAATTTTCTGCTCTATTGTCATCTCTTATTGTATTCTTATGATCGATCTCTATTTTATGTTTTGGATCGTCATTATCAACAAAAGCAAGTCCAACAAGCTTATGAACTGTTCTCTTTCTCATAACACCCGAATTATCAATATAGCTTACGTACACATAACCGTTTGCTTTCCAGGTGTTAAGTAGTTTTATTGTACCAGTATCTTTATAATTCGTGGTTCTAACTCTTCCCAGGTTTGATACTTCTACATCATCAGCGTCAAATACTCCGGCCCAAATTTCTCCGTCTAAATCTCCATCATAAAGTAAGTCAATGTTCCAATATTGCTTGAAAACAGTGAATAGAGACAGTTTATTATGGGCCGTATCTCTGACGCTTTTAATGAGTTTAGATCCACCATTTTTCTTTAGAGCTTTTATTCTTTTATGATTCGACACATAGACATCATTAGTTCCGTCTACATATTTCCAAAGCTCTCCTGGTTCATCTATAACTTCATCTGATTTGGTTGTTTTTGTTTTTACATAGAGCTCAGGAAAATAGAGTCTGTGTAAATAGTTAGCAGAATATCTTAAACCACCAATTCTAACTCGGCCGTGATCATTTCCTGGGGTTAGTTGATGACTTACTATATTTCCTTTTCCATCAACCTCTCCAGTATATTTCAAGATATCACCGGCCTTACTGATAATATAACGATTAGTCTTTGAACTACCCTCTTTAATTTCTTTGTATTCAGGGTTCTTATTCAATTCCTCGTTAAACATATCATTCCAATTTTTCATAATCAATTAGTCTAGTTTCTTTACTTTAGTTAATATTGAAGGCGAATAAATCCAGACTACAAAAAATACCTTCTAATAATACGTACTTTTCAAAAATAGAGAGAGTCGATAACAATTAAACCACCAGTCTACAATCTTATCAATCTCTCTCCTTATTCAATACAAACTTATTATGTAAGTTATTCTCATTAATTAAGGCTTTTAATGCCTTTTCAGAGGAGTTTTGTTAATTTCCTCTACATATTTTAAGGGTTTCAGTATATATGTCCACCTTATACTGGTCGCTGCCTTTTTTGCCGTAATTCTTTTATTAATACCCATACAGCAAAAATACCAGCAAGGATATAACCTAGATAACCATAGACTTTTAATTTTCCTATATTCTGGTTTAATTGGTCTAGCTTAGCATAATCAGTTTTATCTATTTCTACTTCACGAACAATAACCGAATCTCTATAAACGGTATCATGGGAGGTTGTTATATAGATGTTTTGAAGCCTCTCTACAACTTTCAATGTATCTCCTTCCATCTTCTCGGTGTAGTAGTAGTTGTTTATAATTGAGTCTCTGGTATGGCTTGTAATATACTCAGTCTTAGCAATAGTGTCGTGAATCTCTTGTGGAACATACTTAACTTGACGACACGAAGATAGACTGAAAAGGGACAAGCCAAGAATAAGACTCAGTATTAATCTTTTCATAGTTATTTTAGATTACAATGATACTCCGGACCTTCATCTTCATCAATTGGGTCAGGTGTAGAGTATAGAATAAACTCAGCCTCTCTTCTTTTAACTAGTCCGGGAAGCACTTTTTTATTAGCATATACCCATCTAGAGAATTGTTTATGAATTAATTCTAGATCGTTTTTATGCCCTGAGTTTATTAGCTTAAGCAGGGTGGATCTTTTAAAGTTTCCTATTCCTACGTTATAAACAAAAGAAATTAAGGCAGAGAATTGATTTGTAGTTAGTATTGATCCATCTCCCTCAAGTACAGAAAAGATTTGATTTATCACAGTACTAACATCTTCTTTCAAAAATTCTATCGCCTGTTCTCTTGTAATTACCATGCCTTCTTTTACTCCTTTCGTTCTTCCTGCGCCTATAGTCCAAACACCGGCAGGACATTTATAGCTTCTAAGGCGCAAACCCTCGAAAGAAATTATGAAGTCAAGGAGTTCATCTTTATTGTCAAATGTATCTATTAGCATTGTTTTATAGTTTTAGTTTTATAGTCTATCTCCGCCCTTAAATCATCAACGAGAGTATGGAGCGTAATTCTAAGATCATATAATTCTTGTCTCAGATCTATAACTTCACGCTCTAATTTTTCGTTGGTATCTTTTAAGGCGGATATCTCTAAGTCTCGCTGTTTTGTTATGATCTCGATTAATTCTTCTGGGTGATCAAGAACGTTATTCATATACTGGGCGAGATATGTTTTTACTAGGGAGAGAAGTTCTATATCGTCTTCTGGAGGTTGATAAGAATAATCTGCTAACCCCACTGTAATCGAATCTCCCTCAAATCTCCCTACTGCTAAAGTTTGAAGATCGGAGGGGCCTGTTATGTTTATGTATTCTTTCATGGCTCTAATTTCTTCTTTTATTAATTTGTGTTTTTAAGTGGTCCCATTTTGCAATCCATTTTAAAAAAGTGGTTCCCTTTTGCAGACATTTTTTCAAAGTGGTCCCATTTTGCACTTGGTTATATTCATGAGCAGGGCCTCATTGCCCTGCCTATCAATTTAATTTATTTTATTACCTTTTACTTTTTCTGAGTTCCGTCTTTTAGAGACGAACTCGAAAACTCTGCCTCAGTTTCTTTTAACTATTTAAGGATTGCTTTTTTAAGGGGTCTGAAGATATTGTTCAATCAGTTCATTAAAGGGGCTGCTATTATTATACCTACTATCACACCATTCAAGGTTATTTACTGCATTATTAGTTTTATCTTCGTCTTTATGGTTAATACAAGGAAGATTATCAGGATTATTGATAAAAGCATAAGCAACAAGACGATGGATTGTGAATGTTCTCTTAGTTCCATCCTTAGATAAGACTAGTTGAAAATAGCCATATCTATTCTTACTTGGTTTTAATATCTTTCCATTTCTTCTAACTCTTCCTAAATTACTAACTTCATATAATCCCTCATAACCTGGGATGTCTTTCCATTCTTCGATCATTGTTTATAAATTTTTTTAAAGTGCGGTGGAATTCCGGATCCGAGATAACTATGGTATGGTATATGTGTATATATTGATTATTATTGTTTATATGTGTGTTGTAAAGTTTTTTTGAAAGGAGTAGTGAGAAAGACAACAGTATGAGAAGTTGTCTTTCTCAAAACTTGTGGATATCGTTATTGAGTTTTTCTTTCCATAGTCTGTAAATAGTCTTGTCATCAAAACTCCAACCACTATCTCTTAGATTAACTATATTCTCTCTACCACTTTTACTCACATCAATAGCATCATAGAGCATATCCTCAAATTCAAACCCCTTTTCTTTTCTATAAGCAGTCAACATATCCTTACCTACACCAAAGGGTAAAACTTTATTCAACTCTTCCATATTTTCCTTGACACTTTTTTTCCAATCATAATATCTATCTATCATGATCATATGCATTTTGTGTCTAGCCAAGTTATAATCTGGTAAGCCCCTTTTATAGATCACTCCCTCTTTTGGTTGAGTATATTTCTGTGTGTTTTGGATAAGTATTTCAAATTCTGTTTGTAATTCTTCTATACTTCTTGCCATCACTCTATTAACATCTCTAACCAATCCTTCCAACGTTATTACACCATCAGAGTTATCAAAATATCCTCTTCTAATATCTTCTACAGCACAATATAGTAAATTATCTGCTGTGGTATTGGGGTTTACTGTTCTTCTTATAATCATCCGGTAGAACAGCTTTTTCCTTCTTTTATTTCCGTCATGTATAGTGGAAACTACTGGAGGAACTTCTATATAACTGTTCTTGTCTATCTGATAAAAGAAACCCTCATCCCATTCATATACAGCGGGTCTTATAATGTAATCGTATATATTCCAGTTATTCTTACACCACTCCATCATCCCCATTCTCTGTGCTAATCTTTCTGTTTGAGGAGATACTGTTTGTGGTATATAGACTTCTTTTATTTTATTTCTAAACTCCTCTTTCTGTTCTTTTGTTAGAGGGAATTGAGTTCTATTTAAAGCCTCGTTAAATGCATCCTTTTCTTCTGTATTGAGAGGATATATTTCTTCATACTTATCTCTTAGTTTTACGATCTCTGTTGTTATTAGTTGTTTGTTTGCTATTAACCCCGAGTTTCCATAATAACATCCAGCCTTTAGAAACTCATAATATTCTTTTTCAGAGTATCCAAAATCTTTCTCCTTCTCAAACACATGATCGGTAAAGCCTCCTATAAAATATGGGAGATCTTTATTACTACCATTCATATACTGAGTTGCGCATAAAGCAGTTCTATCCAACACTACTCCTGTTCTCTCTACTATTCTACTATAAACTTTTTCACCCAGGTATCTATATCTAAATTTAACCCCATCTGTAAACTCTTCATTAAACAGATACACTAACCTGAATTTATAAGTTCTACCATCCAAGAAATTCGAGAAAGAAGTATAAAAGATAGACGGGCATAAATCGTCTCCTAATCGTTGTAAGAAAGTATTTAAATCATCAGGGTATTCATCAACATCAACAAAAACTGCAAAAGCTCCCATGAAATTTATATCCTTCTTTCCACTCTTATAAAATCCAGTACCATCAGGGAGTTGATATTTTATATAACTATCCTGACTATCTATAAAGGTATGACACATTCCATGACCAGATACAGCAAGATTATAAAGTTCTTGTACTGTAAGTCCATTTGTAGATTTATTATACAAAAAGACTAGGCCCTCATTTCTTCTAAATCCATACCTTGCCTTCATAGCTTTACTTTCATCACTATTACTATTTCCGTGTATGAAAACGTTAGCTATCTCTTTATCTACGAATCCTTGTTTTGTTGTAGATATAGGCCATCTAAACGAATTGTGATAACCAGTTCTTATCATTTGCTCTGTCTAATATTATTTTGTCTATATTATTAAAAGAGCCACCTAACCACCAATAATATAGACCAAAAAAGGCTAAGTGGCTCTCTATTGTTTTAAAATAAAGGGGAATACTTGCTACAACGTTAATCAAGCACCACCATAACATAATAGAAATATTCCCCTTCCGCATCATGAATTAAGGTTTGGATAAAAGCAAATCATTTGTCGTTTCACTCCAATTTCGTAAAACTCCATAAACTTTTCTATAATTCATCTTCACGTAATCAAATTTTAAAAGCATTAATTTTCTCTCTACATATATTAAGGCTTTGAGCTTTTTTAGGGCCTTTTTAGTGGTCGCTCCATTTTTAGGGGTGCCATTTTTACCTATTTTTTCCCCATAAAACCTCCAAAATGCCAATTTTCGATCATTTTTAGTGGTCGCTGGGTTTTTGGGGTAATTTA